TATACATTTACTGATAGCGCTGCAGCACCATGGTTTGCCCCATCTGGTTTAACTAGAGGAGGTATTCCTAACGTAATACAAGCAGAAAGAAAAGTAACTAGATCACAAAGAGATACTTTATACGCTGCAAATGTAAACCCAATCGCTACATTCCCTGGATCTGGTATTTCAGTATTCGGTCAAAAAACTTTACAGAAGAAAAAATCAGCTTTAGATAGAGTTAATGTTAGAAGATTGTTAATTGATCTTAAGAAATTCTTAGGAGATCAAGCGAAGACATTAGTATTCGAGCAAAACACTATTGCTACAAGAAATACTTTCTTAGCAAATGTTAACCCTTACCTAGAGTCAGTGGTACAAAGACAAGGTCTTTATGCTTATAGAGTGGTAATGGATGATTCTAATAATACTGCAGATGTAATAGATAGAAACCAATTAGTAGGTCAAATCTATATACAGCCGGCTAAGACAGCGGAATTCATCACATTAGACTTCGTAATCTTACCAACTGGAGCTACTTTAGGAGAATAATTTAAAAGTTGAATATTTATAATAAACGAAAAATAAAATGGCAGTATTAGATCCTAACGAAATAATGTTCAGAGCTTTCGAACCGAAAGTGCAAAACAGATTTATCATGTACATTGATGCGATTCCATCTTTCATGATAAAGAACGTCAAAGCTCCTACTTTTACAGACAATGTAGTAAAGCTTGACCATATTAACACCTACAGAAAGATCCGTGGGAAAAGAGAATGGGCAGAGATGACTATGACTCTATACGATCCGATCACTCCAAGTGGAGCACAAGCCGTAATGGAATGGGCAAGACTAGGATACGAATCAGTAACAGGTAGAGCTGGATACTCAGATTTCTACAAGAAAGATTTAACACTTAACGTATTAGGACCAGTTGGTGACGTAATCGGTGAGTGGATAATCAAAGGAGCATTCGTAACTAATGGAGACTTTGGACAGTTTGACTGGTCTTCAGATGCAGTTGTTGATTTAGGGATCACAATCAACATGGATTACTGCGTACTTAACTACTAGGATACAATACATTTTATATATAAAGAAGCCCCTTTTGGGGCTTTTTTTATGTTTTTAGTTGGATTTAAAATTTAAAGTTCATATATTTATTATTAAACTAGTTTATATTAAATAAAATTTATGGAAAATCCAAATCAGGCATCAAAGCCTAAGTTTCAAATTCCTACCGAGACAGTAGAGCTCCCGTCTAAAGGTAGGTTTTACCCAGAAGGACATCCACTAAAAAGCGGTACTTTAGAGATGAAGTATATGACAGCTAAAGAAGAGGATATTCTTACAAATCAAAACTACATTCAAAAAGGAGTAGTTATTGATAAATTACTTCAATCGCTCATTGTAACTGAGTTTAACTATGATGATCTTTTGATCGGTGATAAGAATGCCGTTATGGTAGCAGCTCGTATTCTCTCTTACGGAAAAGACTACCAAATCGAATACAAAGGAGAACAAATCACAGTTGATCTAAGTGAAGTTAAAGATAAAGAAGTAGAAGATGCTACTCCATCTGAAAATGGAGACTTTATTTTCAACTTACCAAAAAGCGGTAATGAAATTACTTTTAAGCTACTCACACACGGAGACGATAAGAAGATAGATAGAGAAGTACAAGGTCTAAAGAAAATTAATAGGGATAATGATACCTCTATGTCTACTAGACTTAAACATATTATTACCTCAGTCAACGGAGATAGAGAGACATCTACAATTAGACAGTTTGTTGACCAAGGTTTGTTGGCTCAAGATGCTAGAGCATTGAGAGAAGAATACAGTAGAGTACAGCCAGATGTTGATTTTAAAGTGTACCATATAGGTGACGACGGTGTAGGGGAGGACATCGAAGTGCCGGTCACGATCAACTTTTTTTGGCCTGACGCCTAACGAAGCGGCTGAGTATAGAGCTGGTCTCTTTTCTCAAATACACGAAATTGTGTTTCATGGTAAAGGCGGCTATGATTTTGGCACTGTGTATAATATGCCCATATGGTTAAGAAGATTAACCTTCAAAAGAATTGCAGAATTCTACGAAGAACAAAATGAATCGAGCGGTAATAAACCTACCTCTCAGGACATTCCGAGAGGACCTAATATATCACCGTCCTATAGTACAAAGGCTTCTAAATAATTAGAGGCCTTTACTATTTATAAAAAAGAAAACTATCTACATGGCAGACGATATTAACAATCCACTAGGAGATGCAGCAGGCTCTAAAGCTAGGAAAAAACAGCTTGATGATATCAGACAAGGCGCAATACAAGCCAAAGCTGAAATCAAAGACCTTGCAAGAGAGTTTGCCGATCTACAGAAATCTGCAAAAAATTTAGGAGTAAGAGAATTTGTTACTTCTGCTGAAGTAGGCAAAGTTTCCAAATTACAGGAAACTATGTCTAAAATGACTGTGTCTACACTTAAAAGTGCTAGTGCTCGTAAATCTTTCATGAATGACATCGTAAAAGCAGAGCAGGAAAACGCTAAACTAATCTCAGCTAGAGGAGCTATCCAAAAAGAAATTGATGCTTCTAACGCTTTAGCACAAGATAGAGCTATACAGGCATCTAAGATAATGCGAGATGCTGAGATAAAATACCAAGAAGCTTTAGCAACCGGTAATAAAGAAAAGATAGCTCAAGCTGAAAAAGATAAGGCAACTGCTAAAGCAGCTTCGTTAAGATATGAAGAAGAAGAATCTGAATTTAGACAACGTGCCTCTAACCTTACAGGTCAAAATAAATTAATAGAAGAGAGGGTACAAAAACAAAATCAGTCTATTAATGCTGCAAAAGGATTAGGCCAAGAGATAGAAAAAATAAATAAAGCAGGAGGAAGCCTAATACAGTCATTCGGTAAATTAGGAGAGACATTAACAAAACATATACCGATAGTAGGTCAATTATTTAGTACAGTGTTTGGAAACCTACAATCTGCTGCTAAAATGTACACAGATGCAGCAGCACAAGGTACTAGCAAACTTGGTGCGGGTCTAAAAGCAGCTACTGGATTTGCAAAAGCATTATCACTTGCTATGCTTGGCGGGTTCATAAAGAACCTTTTTGAAGGTGCTAAATTAGTTTCTGAAGTCAGTGTAGCTATTAGGAAAGGTATGGGTGGAGCTGCCATAAGTGCAGCTGAATCTATGAAAGCTGTGTCAACAGCAGCAGGACAACTAGGCATGCCTATACAAAAAGCAGCAGGCTTCGTTGGGCAAATGAATAGCGCGTTAGGTACTTCTCTTGGTTTTACTGGAGAACAACTAACAACTTTTGGCGTATTGACCGACAGAATGGGAGTATCAGCTGATGCAGCTACTCACTTATTTAAGATATCGGCCAAGATTGGTAAAACATTTAAAGAGTTTACCACAGACATAGGAGGATCAGTAGGAAAGCTTAACGCTCTCAATAAAATGGCTATCGCTCCAGCTAAGATAATGGAAGACTTAGCGCATGCTTCACAGACGGTATTACGAGCTAACTCTAAAAACCCAGATGCGTTAATAAAAGCAGCATACGGTGCCCGAATGATGGGCATGGAAATGTCTAAAATACAAGACGCTGCAGAAAGTACATTAGACTTTGAAAATTCCATGGCTGCAGAAATGGAAGCTGAATTAATACTCGGTAGAGAGCTAAATTTAGATAGATTAAGAGCCGCAGCCGCTACAGGAGATGTAGTAACACAGCAAGAAGAGCAGCTTCGACTAATTACTGAAAATGCTTCTAGACTAAAAGGGAATGTAAAAGCTCAAGAAATTTTTGCTAAAAGTATTGGGTACACAAAAGAAGAGCTTAATGGAGTCCTAAATAATATGGACGAAATGAAGGGTATGACTGATAGAGATGCAGCCGCTAAAATGATGAATGCTAAAGCTGACAAAAAATCTCAAGAAGAAATCGGTCAAATGCAATTTAAAGCCGCCCAGGCTATGGTTTCTCTCCAACAAAGAATTGATAAATTTCAAGAAAATATACGATTAGGTGCTTTAGCGTTTGGAAAACAACTTAAAGCAGCATTTGATCCTAAGAATATAGGTGCTTCTTTAATGAGAATAAAGGACCTAGTAATTAATACATTTAAAGATGCTTTCACCGGGGCTAATAAAGATTTATTATCAAACGGTGGTCTAGTAGGTAAACTACTAGGAGCAGGAGCCATTGCAGGAGGAACTATTACTTTAGGACTTAAAGGACTATCCGCTCTTGGCGGAGTCTTTAATAAGATGAGAGGTACTAGAATGATGCCGATGTGGGTTAAAAATGTTGGCGCCGCCGCTGCATCTAAAGTTAAAGGTTTATTCGGTAAAAAACCACCTCCATTACCAGGAGCCGCCAAACAACAAGGTATGTTTGCTAAGCTTTTCAGTAAGCTGAAAGGTAAGGACGCTCCTATAAAAGGAGTAGATAAAAGAGGAAGAACCTTCTTTAGAGATGCAGCAGGTAAAAGAGTTGCAGCACCTAAACCTAAAAAAGGTATTTTTAGCAGTTTAAAAGCTAAAATTATGCCTTCTAAACCAAAAGGTAGAGATAGCGAAAAGAAAGGTTTACTAGGAACTTTAAAAGGTTTTTTCTCTAAAAAGAAACCAGGATCACCAATCGCTGCCGCTGCAGGAGCAGCAAAAGGTAAAGATGTAATGCCAAAAGGATT